CCTGAGGAGGTCCCATCATGTTCATCAGGGACCCAAAGTCCATTCCGGGGCCCTTCATGTCGCGCTGACCGGGAGGAGACGGAAAGGCGGAGGGAGGTGCAAATCCACCCCCCTGGCTCCGCATCACCGCATCCATCATGTTCTGCTGGAGTCCTGGGTTCTGCTGCATCACCTGGGTCATGTTTGGCACGGCCGCCTTGAACATCGAGTTGGTCAGGTGGAACATCATCGCGGACCCGCCGACCATCATGATGAGCTTGACCTCAGGGGCCATCTGGATCTTCGTCTTGTACTTGTTGTGGAGATCCTCAAAGACTCCATCGTAGTCCTCGACGTTCTCCATGGCGTTCTGGGACCAGCCGTTGAGTGCCAGGTCGAAGGGATCGAACTTGTCGTTGAGAAACTCCAGGCCGGTCACGCAGGCGATGAGCATGCGACGCTGGAACTTGATGGAGCGCTCGACCTCGACACCGTACGTCATCCGCTTGTACTCGGTTCGGATCTCCTCAATGTCGCTGTAGATTGTCAGACGCTGGCTCGACTGGATGCCCTTCTTGTTCAGGCGGGAAATCTTGTTCAAAAGGTCAGCCTTCTCGTCCTCGATCGTCTTGTATCCCTCGGAGGGCCCGCTGTTTCCACCACCCTGGTAACCCTCAGGGCCACCCTCCTGACCGCCCTCCTCGAAGCCGTCATCCTCCTCGCCACCGTCAAACTCCTCAGCCATGGGAGGTGGCGGGGCCGTACGCTTCCCGGGGTTCATGAACATATCCAGGCCGTCGTCTGGGGCCACTTGGTGCTCGACTGGACCAGGAGCCCGCTTGGCGAACGGACTGGGGCGGGACTGACGGGGCTTAAGGGGAGCCGATCGACGCTCGGGGGGTGCAAACGAAATCTCGTCAAGCAATTTAGTCTCGTCGTCGTTCATCGCCAGAGTCTTACCCTCGTTCGTGTCAAAAGAAAACTCCATCTACCAGTTTTGAAGAAAAGTGCTCACTGGCTTTAACGCGATTCGGCCAAGTTGGCTACAGGCCAGGGGCGCCACTGTCTCGAAAAAAATATCACTCAAAAGCAAATGGCATTCAAGTTTGGAAAGATGGTTATCCACGCGACAATCATCGGTCTTCTGTTGGCGATCCTGGTCATCCTGGTCCAGGGCGCCACCACCCGCTCGTCCACCTACGAGCCGTCTCCTCTCACCATCGTGTCTGGCCCGAACGTCAGCGCGGACCCCAAGAGCATCTTCGACATCAAGCCGTCCCTGGACTGTGTGGCGGGCCCCTCCAAGGATGCTGCCTACTACAGCAGCGGCCTGACCCCAGGTGGCCTGTGCAACTCTGGCGAGTACGTCAAGGACAACATGCGCGACTATGCGATTGCTGACGGCGTCGGCGGCTCTCTGCTGGAGAAGTAAAGGTCGTGTGATTCCCCCGCCCCCCAAAATATTCCTAGTACATAATAGAAATGTGTGACACTGAAGTGTACACGATCCGTGTTGATTCAATCGGTGCCAGCTCGAATGCGAGCTTCATCGGCTACATGAACATTCCTTTGAGAAACGTCATCAAGGCTGAAGTCCTTTCGGCCAGCTTCCGCGCCAATGCCATCGCGCCAGTGACTACATCAGGCTATTACGTCAATATCGAGGAACTCAAGTCAAAGTTCAATGACAAGACACATCTCCGTTACAGCACTCAGGTGGCCGGCATTTTCTCGAACGAGGGCCCCGCGCCGTCAATCACCACCTCGAACGTCAGTCAGCTCGCAACCTCTGTAGTGTTTATTCCGCTCGAGGACAATACCACGTTGACGCACCGAACGATCTTTACGACCAATGGATTTTTCCCAGCCGAGACGCCGTTTATCGAGCCGATCCGGCAGATCCAGCAATTCACCGTCAACATCTACACGGCGACCGGGGACCAGAGTGAATTCGCCGGTCCGACCTTTCTGACTCTCCGGATCACTTGCTCGAAGCCGAACGTGTGTCTGTACCCTGGTCGTGATGGCATCCCCATCATGTGAGGAGCGACGGGCCCGTAAAAAGTATCAACAGAACTTAGAATGGACTACGTCGTCTACGTAGATTCCAACAACCGTAATCAGACTCTATTTCCAAATTCAAATTCATATACTCTTTTTCTGTCGACGCCAATCTACAACATCAGCAAGGTTGAGCTCGTCTCGGCCATGTTGCCGAACGTCTTCAGTTCCCAGTATCTGACTTTGGATATAGCCGAGCTCCGGTCGACCCAGACTCTGGTCGCATCGGCGCTCACAGAAACGGCAAACTCGATCGCCGTTCCCAACTCTAACGCTTATTCTGGCGCCTTTGCCTTTGTGCCCGTCAAGGCGGCCACGTCCCTCGCCTCGAATGCCTCCACCTTCTCAAACACGAGCTTCACGTACAACAACGAATTTTATTCTCAAAATTACAGAATTGCCATCGAGTACCCTTCTCGCATCGACAGCCTCGATCGTCTGACAATTTCATGGAGGGGCGCCGGAGACGGAAAGCTCTTCTACGACTCTTTCATCGGTCAGGACCTCGGGCGCAACATGTTCTTGCTACGGTTCGATACCATCATGGTTCCGGACGCACCTGAGAGACCCGAGAGCCTCCCGCCACCGGTCGCATGGGACTCGGGCGAACGCCAAAAGATGTATGTGATTATTGCGGCCCTCGTTATGGGACTCGTGATCATCCTGTTTGGAAGGAGGCAATACGCTTGAGTTATAATCTCAATCAAAAATATGTGCGATTCGTCGATCAGCAATGGGAGTTTCATCACGCCGGCTATAATCCAGACTGATTCTGTCGTGACCCTGGCAGGGTCGTCCCAGCTCGACGCGTTCGGTCGGCTCCGGGTGAGCAACCCAGTGACCCTTTTTGATTCCCAAAATAGGTACAAACTCAATGAAAAGTTTTTTTCAAATACGATCGGGACTGGAACGACGGTCAACTACATCCAGGCTCAGTCTTCAGCAAATCTTTTTGTGACGAGCAACGTGAATGATTTCGTCGCACGCGAGTCCAGGTTCGTGTTCAATTACCAACCAGGCAAGTCTCTTTTGACCATGATTACGTTCGTCATGAATCCAGCCAAGTCGGGTCTCGTCCAGCGCGTCGGGTACTTTGGTACAGAGAATGGGTACTACATCCAGCTTGGATCAAACACGAGTCCGACGACCCTTTTTTCGAATGTGTACATCGTCGAACGCTCGAATGCGCTCGGAACGGTGTCAGAGACGCTCGTCGCGCAGCAAAATTGGAACGGCGACAAACTCGATGGTTCGGGTGCATCGGGTTTGTCGCTGGACATGACAAAGTCTCAGATTTTCTTTACGGATCTCGAATGGCTCGGCGTGGGTTCGGTCCGTAGCGGCGTCGTGATCAACGGGACGTTCATCAATTGTCACACGTTCAACCACGCAAATCTTGTAGCATACACATACATCACGACCGCCTGTTTGCCCGTGCGTTACGAAATTACGAATCGAGCTGCAGCGTCAGGGACGTCGAATCTGAACCAGATTTGTTCAACCGTTCTGTCTGAAGGTGGTTACGAACCCAAGGAGCAGCTCTTTTGTCAGGTGGGGCCGACGACGTCGAAGACGCTTGGGTCGACGACGCCCGTGCCGCTGATTTCTGTTCGTTTGGCGCCTGGTCGCCTCGACGCCATCGCTCTTATCAGACAGATTAACGTCGCTGTCAATTCGAATAACGATTTGGCGCGGTGGTCGCTCATTCTCAACGGGGCGCTTTCTGGTGGAACGTCGTGGGGCGCTCATGCAGACAGTACGAATGTGCAGGTTGATACCGGGTCTACCGCAATTTCTGGCGGACGCGTCATCGAAGTGGGGTTTGCACAGACTGGTTCACTCAATACGAGTCTCCCAGCTTCGTTTTTCGAGGCTCAGCTCGGGCGCAACTCATTCACAAACACGAGCGACGTCATCACGCTTGCAGCTGCAGCGTGTACAGCCAACCCGGGGATTTTCTATTCGCTCGCGTGGGCTGAGCTTATTTAATTCTAAACTAAAATTACATGGGTCTCGAACTGATCGATGGAACCCTTCACCTTCTTGGTGAAAACGATGAAGTCCTACATGTGTTTGAGCGGGCCCGAGGGACCTTAGGTCCCGCCGCCTACAAACACATGTGTGACTGGGCAATTGCTAATTTTAATTCAAAATTGAAGCCTGAAGAACTCTGGGAACGGGCGGAGGCTTCCTGGAATGACCTGACCCCCGAGACGCAGGGGCTCCTGATCGTCCTACAGGCCAAGGAGGAACAGATGGTCAAGGACATTCGCACGGGCCTCCTTGCGACCCTCTCGGGCTATCAGGGAATAAAGTCAATCAAAGACCGCTTCGCCGAGGCTATTCGGAGCATTGAATAGAAAAAGTTCTAGACAAGTACTAGAGATGGCGACGACCACGTATTTTGGGGACGTCACCACAACAGGGAATACAATTTTGATTCAAAATTTGACCGTTCTTGG